CATTGAAAGTTCCTTGGAAAAGAAAAAATGCAGGTGTTTGTCTGTCAGTGACGGGGAAAGTTTTGTTGCTGAAGGGGTGGTGGTGCATAATACGGTTTCGTGCAGTATCATGTTTCCGGCGTGGTGTTGGACCCGTTGGTTTTGGATGCGGTTTATCACGGTGAGTTATTCGGCGGTGTTGTCGTTGGAGAGTGCCGAGTTCAGTCGGGATTTGATCAGGAGTGCGGAGTTCAGGGAAATATTTCCAGAGTTGGAGATCAAGGTTGACAAGGACACCAAGAGCAACTTTCGTGTGCAACGGGTTGAAAAAGGGAGGAAGATTCTTGGTGGAAACAGGTTTTCCACTTCGGTTGGTGGCACACTGACAGGATTCCATGGGCACATCTTGATTGTGGATGATCCGTTGAACCCGCAACAGGCCGCCAGTGACAACGAGTTGAGGGCGTGCAACCAGTGGATGTCGCAAACGCTTCCCACCAGAAAGACGGACAAGGCGGTCACACCGATGTTGCTCATTCAGCAAAGGTTGCATCAGAATGATCCCACCGGATACCGCCTGGAACATGCACCGCATTCGGTTCGGCACATTTGCCTTCCTGGGGAAATCAAAAATTATCGTGCACAGGTGCAGCCGCCGGAATTGGCGGCAAATTATTCGGAAGACGGACTTTTGGACCCGGTGAGATTGTCATGGCCTGTATTGAACAAGCTCAAGGAAGACCTGGGTCAGTATGGATTCAGCGGGCAGGTGGGTCAGTTTCCAGTGCCTCCCGGTGGTGGGATGTTCCAGGTGGATCGGTTCGTTCTGGTGGATTCCACGGAACACCTGCTGCAAAATCCAAACAACATCCTGGGCGTAGTCCGATTTTGGGACAAGGCCAGCACGGAAGACGGAGGCGACTGGACAGTGGGCGTCAAGATGTACCAGTTGGCGCGGCCGGACAGCGGCTATTGGTTCCTGATAACGGATGTGAGACGTGGACAGTGGGCCTCTCATGTCCGTGAATCCATCATGCGTTCCGTTGCCGAAGCCGACGGGGTAAATGTGCCTATTTTTATGGAGCAAGAACCAGGCAGCGGCGGCAAGGACCAAGCCGATGCTTCCATTCGCAATTTGGCGGGCTTTATCTCCCACGCTGAACGCAGCACAGGTGACAAGATTTTTCGAGCGGACCCATACAGTGTTCAGGTCAACAACGGTAACGTCATGTTGCTTCAGGCCGACTGGACTCAGGATTTCATAGAAGAACACCGGTTTTTCCCATTTTCCACTTATGATGACCAAGTGGATGCGGCCAGTGGTGCTTTTTCCAAATTGGCAGGGGCCAAAGTGGTGCAACCTTGGTAAAAGGAGATAAGGCATGGATGATGAAAAGTTGATTCAGAACTTGGAGGTTCTGTCCAGTACCCTAATGGCCCGTTCGCAGTTGTTGGCCAAGATGGGAAAGAGCTTCGGCTCCCAGCGGGACATTTACTACGCGCTGGGGTACATTGAAAACCCGGTTTTCAATGACTATTATTGGCGCTACACTCGTACCAGCATGGGCAAACGCATCGTCCAGGCATATCCCATCGGTTGCTGGCAACGGCACCCGCAGGTGCAGGAGAGCCAAGACCCTGGAGAGACCCCGTTCGAGAAGGCTTGGACGGCGTTGGAAAAGCGTTTAGGGCTGTTTTACGCATTGCGCCGTGTGGACATCCTTGCCGGTATCGGCCAATACGGCATTCTGTTGTTGGGGTTCAACGGCAACGTGGAAACCCCTTTGCGCAAAGGGGAGCGGCTGTTGTACATGCGGCCACTGACGGAGGATACGGCGCAGATCGGGGATCTGGACGAAAACCCCTCCAGTGAGCGGTACGGCAAGCCGTTGAATTACAAAGTGAGCATGAAGAACGGCAACAAGTCCTTTTCCGCCAAGGTTCACCACAGCCGGGTTTTGCACATCGCAGAGGATGCGGAAGAAAACGATTACCTGGGCACGCCCCGGCTGAAGGCGGTGCTGAACGATTTGCAATCGTTGGATTTGGTGGTGGGCGGCAGTGGGGAGATGTTTTGGCGCGGGGCCTTTCCCGGCTACGGCTTTGTGGCCAAGGAGGGGGCGGTGATGCCCACGGGGACGGCGGCCACCAGCCTGGATAATGCCATTGAGGACTTTGTTCACAATCTGCGCCGGTACTTGAAGCTGACCAATGTGGACATCCACGATTTCAGCCCGCAGGTGGCCAGCCCCGCAGAGCACTTTGACACGCTCATTTCCAGCATCAGTGCTGGTACGGGCATCCCAAAGCGGATCTTGATTGGTTCTGAGCGCGGTGAGTTGGCCAGTCAGCAAGACCGGGACAACTGGGGGGACCGTGTGGCAGAGAGGCAGCGGAACTTTTGTGAGCCGATGATTTTGCGCCCGTTTGTGGATAAGCTGATTGAGGTGGGGGAGTTGCCCAAGCCCACCGATTACATAGTGAGTTGGCCGCCGATTCAGACCCCGGATGCCAAGGACACGGCCACCACGGCCAAGGCAGTGGCAGAGGCACTGAACACCTACGCCAGTGGACCAGCCGAGACCGTGGTGCCGCAGGGGGCCTTCTTGCAGCGGTACTTGAACTTCAGCCCTGCCGATGTGGAAGATATTGAAAAGCTGACCGCAGAGTTGAAGGAAGAATATGAGCAAAAGGAGCTGGAAGAATTTGAAAGAGAGATGGCTGCTAAACCTGTGCCTTTTGGGGGAGGAAATGAGGAATGACCACCACGTTGGTGAAAATAGGTCCACGGCGTGATAAAGATCCTACGCAAACCAAACCGATACGCGACCGGTATGTGCGGGAGGTGGTGCAGCGGTTTGGCAGGATAAAAAAGGCCGTGCGTCGATACGTGGTGGAAGAAAACCGGCTGGGGGCGGTGAGAGTGGGGCAGGTGGCGGCTTTGCAGGAAGAGGAAGAACCGCGTGGTGTGCTGCCCCCAGCAATGCCGGAAGCCGTGGCGGCGGGCGCTTATGTGTACGAGCAAAGTGCCCAGCGGACGGAAGATTTCATGCTTTGGTTGGATGAGCAGGTAAAGAGCGAGGTGTTGGCGTACACCCGCCAATACAACTTCATTAGCTATGGACACAAGAACTGGCAGGATGTTTATGTGTATTCTGCCTACCACCGGGGCATCCAACAGGCACTGACCGATCTCAAGGGTGCCGGGGCAGTGTTGCCGGAATTGGGCAGTGCGGCTTCCATTATGATGCAACCGTTTCATGCAGACCGCGTGGCATTGCTCTACACTCGGTCTTTTAATGGCATGAAAGGTATTACTGAGGCGATGAAGGCGCAGATGGCGGAAGTGTTGGCACGCGGGATGGCTGAGGGGCAACATCCGTGGCGCATTGCGCGGATGTTGGCGGATCGTGTGGACAAGATTGGAATTACCAGAGCAAAGTTGATTGCGAGAACCGAAATAGGGAGAGCGCATAGGCAAGCGACACTGAATGAGTATGCAGCATTGGAGGGAATAATCGGTGAGGAGATTTTGATCCAATGGTGGACGGCATTGGATGAGAGGGTGCGGCCCAAGCACCGGGAGTGGCATGGGAAGATTTACACCAAAGAGGTGGCACAGACGATGATAGGGGAAATTAACTGCCGTTGCAGCGTGCTTCCCTGGACGCCAATTTTAGCGGCAGCAAGGGCTGGAAAATTGAAGCGTTAAGTTTTTTCTTTACTTTCGCTTCTTTTCAACGGTATAAAAAACCATAAACTCCGTTCGCATTTTTTGGACTCTGCACAAGAGCCATATTTAACCAAGGATGCGAATGGAGTTTTTTAATGTTATTGGCAAAGGAGAAAGTCGAATGCCCGTACAACGCTGCACAGTAGATGGCAAATCGGGGTGGAGGTGGGGCGATAGCGGCAAGTGCTACATCGGTCCCGATGCCAAAGAGAAGGCGTTGGAGCAGGGTCAGGCGATAAAAGCCAACGAGGATGCGGAAGGAACACCGCTATGCTTGGTTTCCAACCTGTCTTCCTACAGCGTTCGCCTGACAAAGTTTGAAAACCGGGACCATATTGTGGTGCCGGTGGTGATGTTGACCGAGGGGGTTCACAACGGGTCTGGCGGCGCTCTGTATTACCCGGCAGAAGAAATCTCCAAATTTCCTGCCGCATGGGATGGGCGACCTGTGCCGGTTTTACACCCGCAGGATGAAAATGGAACCCCGATCAGTTGCAACAGCCCCGATGTGCTGGAGGGGCGCAATGTGGGCCGCGTGTTCAATACCCGCTTTGCAGGGGGGAAACTCACAGCACAGCTTTGGCTCGATGTTGCAAAGTTGG